GTAAAATTAATCGAGTTCAACCAATCTTTTAGTTCAGGCATAAAGAATACTCTCCAGTGAGTTAATTTTTTCTGTAGGATAACTGGTAACTAGCAATTCAGTCTTTATGTTTTCATCAGTTCCTTTTTCACCACGGTGAGCCATCGAATAACGAAGTTTCCATTCACGAAGATAATAGTCTTTATATAATTCGATCAATCTATCATTTACGTTATAAGTAATCATAAACTTGTGCGGACACTTATAAACATTTTCTGCAAACAAATCATGATCAAATGATTTATGCATCTCACGATTTTTTCCATAAAGAAAATCTTTAATGTCATAAGGTGGATCAAGAAAAACAAACACATCTTTTCCAGGAGCATTCATTACTTCAGAATAATCAATGTTTGTAATCTTCCAATTCTTCATCAATTTAGAATAATCTTTGAGTTTTTCAATGCCAACAAAAGAAAAATTAGAACGAGAAGCAGTCACCGAAAAAGTGCTGTTTTCAGTTAAACCTGAAAAACTACATTTGTTAAGAATAAAAAAACTTGATGCACGATCCAATCCTTTCTGAGAATTGATGTCTATCTTTGTTTGATTAAACAATTCTTGATGGGCAGCATCTTTTTCATCCTGAGTCGAAAAATCAGAGACTTTAGTTTTAAGTTCTTTCAATCGTTCTGAAAGTTCTTCACCACGATCTCGAAGTTGAACCCAGAAATTGTAAAGAGGAACATACAAATCATTGATCCAAATAGGAACATCTGGATATGCTTGTGTTGTATAAAAAGCAACAGAACCACCTCCAATAAAAGGTTCCCGATATTCTTTAAAATTTTCAGGATACCAAGGTGATAGTGTCTTCGTTGCCTTTGATTTACCACCAGGATATCTAAGACAAGTTTTTAACGGAAAAGTTTTTACTTTCATTTAAACTCAACCTCACACATTAGTTCAGTAAGGGCAGCAAGAAGATTTATTTCCTGGTCTGCAACAAAAGCAATTTGATACTGATACTTGGCAATAACAAGAACGGCAGCAGGAATAGAAGCAGGCACGAGAGCATCATAGAGAGCATCATAAACCCTTCGAAGAATAACAGAAGAGTCATTATCCAAGTTAGAAACAACCCACTTACGAACCTCCGTGAAGTTCTTATCTTTGAGATATTTTGTGAGTTCATTTACTGAGATGTCTGAGAAAGATGCAAGAATGCCTGCATCAATTTGCCCTCCCGTAGAGTACCTTTGACATTCGTTGAGGACTCGTCTGAAATCGGGAAAATGTTTGGATACAAGTTCTGCAACGACTTTTTGATCATACTCGATCCTTTCCGCATCCAGGATGTTTTGTAGACGCTTGAAGAAGGATCCTGCCAACTGGGCTTTTTGTTTCCCTTTGATTGTGAAGTCAATGACGGCACATCGGGAGTGGAGGGGTTCGATGATTTTGTTCTTGTAGTTACAGGTGAAGATGAATCGGCAGTTGTTATAAAATGTCTCAATATTTGCCCGTAGAAGGAGTTGAACATCATTCCCCGTATTGTCTGCTTCGTCAATGATGATGACTTTATGTTTAGAAGATCCCGTAAGTGAGACAGTCGAAGCAAAGTTCTTTGCTTGGTTCCGTACAGTATCCAGGAAACGTCCTTCGTCGGATCCGTTGATGACATAAAAATCTGCCCCCAGTTCATTACATAGTGCTTTTGCGATTGTAGTTTTACCAATACCAGGAGGTCCAGCAAGAAGGAGATTTGGGATCTCACCCTTTGCCACAAACTCTTTAAAGGTTTTTTTAGTTTCATCAGGAAGAATACAGTCATCAATTACTTGAGGACGGTACTTCTCCACAAAAAGGAATTCACTTGTCATAATTTATTTAAATCCAATCAGGTTTTCTTTTTGGCATACGAAGATAATTAGATGCAACCCAAGGTTTGCTGCTAATGTACATCTTGTAAGCAGTAAAAGTGTCAATAGTTGTGTCCAGTTTAAACTCATCGGGCATCGCACGAACAAAGTGTTCTACCTTGTCTATTTTACCACGAGGAAACAGATAAAAGGCATCTACAAGTGTTTTGTAGCAGGAATGAACCTTACCATAACGAAGTGTGTATTCGTCACAGAGGTTCATACCGTGTTTAATCAACCAGTAGGCATTATGAATACTTTCTAATGCCCATTTGGTACAGGGATGATTCCTAAATGCTCCTTTATCTGTCTTGTAGGGTGTTCCATCGGTCTTAGGAAGGGTTCCGTATCCATAACCCCACTTTTCCGATGCCACGATGGAAAGCATCTGACAGCACTCTAGGGGCATCTTAACAATGTGTTTATCAGGAAGGCAAATGGCACTTTCAGCAGGCCAAGGAGATGTTACGAAGATATTCATTAGAAACAGTATTTGTTAAGATAATAAAGAAATTTCATCACTCAAATACAGAATCTGGTTCTAATGCAATGTGATAATTTAGATTGTAGTCCTTATTTGTAAATTTAGAAAGAAGATGTTTTGAAATTATTACATCGTAAGTTCCAGGAATAACTTTAATATTTTCTACTTTAAAATTGAACGTAAAATTATTTGCAGTTTCACCAACAACGATAGAAAAATCATTGGAAGTACTATTTTCTTTATCTCTTACAACCAATCGCACAACACCGTTTTCACCAATAGCAGAAAAATCATCCAAATCGTAAATAGCAGCTGCTTTTTGCAACTGTTTCATTTGAGAAGTGTTCAAGGTAAACCAAACATCTTGAGATGGAAGAACTAAATCTTTTTCTGGGGGACTAACAATTACAGATGGATCTGCAAAAAAGTATTTTGTTCTAGATTTGCCTTCCTTTAAGAAGACATAACTTTCATTTTGAAAATCAAGTTCTGCTTGATCATACAAAGAAATTCCATTGAGAAATTGATTCAAATCATAGATGCCAAAGTCTTTTGGAAATTCTTCATCAATTACTGCTTCTGCTAAAATGTTTTTTGCAATAGAAATTGTTCGCAATTTATTTCCTGTTTTAAACAAAATTGACTGATTGATTGAAGAAAAATTTCTTAGAATCTCAATCGTAGTTTTTGACAGTTTCATAGTTTTGTCTTTCAGTTTCATAATCATCAACGAAATTCAGTAAGTCCATTATCTTGACGAGAATAGTGCCCATCAAAGTGAAGCAGTAGCATAGCATAGTGAATGACTTTCATCAAATCACGTTTGTTGCGACCATCCTTATCCCCATAACGACTGCCATACTTCAGAATGTTTGCCTGACAAAAATGTGCTGCCAGATCTTTTGCTGCCATCAGATCAATCGTTTGAATTTCACTATACTCTTGATTGTGACCGCAGTAGTGACTTCCATAAGTGCTGGTCACATAATCCTCAATGTCCTTAAGGATTTTATCTTCATTGTATTTCCAGAGATGATTTGTTTTTTCAGTCATAACAACAGGAGTTTTTGTAATGTCAATCATTCCACTATGTTCATTCATAGTGAGAGTAAATTTATTCATAGTGAAGGGGAAAGCACATTTTTACCTTCCCCAATCTTATCAGATTGTTTGATATTTGTCAATGGTTTCAATGGTTAGTTGAGGCATTTGAAAATCAGCATCAACCTTATCATAAAGTTCCAGAAATGCTTGTTTGGTCTCATCGTCAAAACGATTTACACAAACTTGAATTGCCTTTGCCTTGTTTTGAAAGATGCTGTAAGCACGAATGATGTGAACCAGACGACGAGTGCTGATGATTTCTTCAATACCACCATCATAGAAGGTTTTACGAATAATGTCACCCCAATCAACCAACCTCTTGCAGAAGTCACGGTCTTCCACACCAAGATCCAGAGCAATACCTTCCAGAATCTTCTGTTCGGTAGCAGGAGCAGGATAGGACTGCTCAAAGGTCACAGGAAACCGTTCCAGGAATGCTTCGTTGAGTACGTTGGTGCCGATGAAACGACCGTCGTCAGAACCCTTACCCTTAGTGTTGGCAGTTGCAATCACATTAAAACCAGCAGCAGGTTTGACGAACCGACCAATCTTCTTCAGAAAGACCCCCTTTCCCTCAAGTACGGATTGCAGACAAAGGATTTTGTTGCTGGCGAGGTCGATTTCGTCCAGGAGTAGCACAGCACCTCGTTCAAGTGCTTCGATGACTGGTCCGTTGTGCCAAGCAGTTTCACCATTAACAAGACGAAAACCACCAATAAGATCATCTTCATCAGTTTCAATCGTAATGTTTACACGGATCAATTCACGACCCAGTTGAGAACACGCTTGCTCCACACTGAACGTTTTACCATTACCCGAAAGACCCGTAATGAACGTAGGATAAAAAAGACGGGACTGAATAATTTTCTTAACGTCATTAAAATTGCCAAACTTGACGAAGGTATCATCTTTTTGAGGAATAAGATTTTGATGAACTTCAGGAAGAACAGAAACGGAATTAAAGGTACGTTCGATCTCCTGAACTTTTTCTTGAGTTACTTCCAGATTCCACTTACCACGACTAACTTTAAAGGATTCAAGTCGTTTGGTTACAGTAGGATAGGAAAGATTTTTAGATGCACAATAACCACGAACATCAGCAGCAGTGATGTTGCCACCGAAAGTGTTCTTAAGATCAATAAGAATTTGATCGTCGGTCATTTGAATGCGGGACATAATGTGGGGGGTTTTTCAACTGAAGTCATTATAAAACAAAAAAGGGGGTCGTGGAACCCCCAGTGGTCAGTTTACTAATTGGTTTTTTAGATTCTCAAATAATTCTCTGCTCGCAATTTTTCCTTTATATCCAGGGTAAAACTTCTCCACTATTGCAGAAACACCCATTGCAGTAATTGCACTGTCACAAATGACCCATACTTCTTTGGTGTCGTATTTGACTACATGCTCTAACGGAAATTTAGATTTCATTTTAATCCTCAACGGTAAATGTTTTCTTTTTGACTTTGGTATCAAACTCACCAGTTCTACCAGGTTTCATACTTCCTATTTTAACATTCTTTCCTCTTCCTGGAAAGGAGGTGTCTGAAGTTCCTTTAAGTGTAGCACTTCCACCTGGTTTGCGTTGAATCAGAACAGAATCCT